TCAGGATTGAGAGCGGGAAGACGCATAGACCTGGTCGTACTGAGACTTCAGGTCGGACAGCATGTCCGAGACGTGAAGCACCGCAAAAACGAGCTCAGGATTTTCTCCGCGATCGGCCCCCATCATCATCTGCGCGGCAATCTTCGCCATGAACGAGCAGTCTGCGATCGGTCCATCGAGCTCGCGAAATGCCGCGGCGTGCGCCGTTTGAACGCTGGTCTTCGCCTGAGACTGCTCGAAGCCATCGGCAGCCGCGCCCGAGGAGCTCGGCGGTACGAAGTTAGGTGAATTCACGATCGTCGATATCATTGCCAAATCCCCTTGCTGATAGTTTCGATTAACGGCGTCTCGCCTTCACGGAAGGCCGGCATGTCGAGCGACAGCGGCCCGAACTTGTTGTGGTCGGCGCGGAAGCTGGCGCGGACGAACTGATTGACATGCTGTGCGATGCCCTCGAGCCGGACGTGGCCGGCAAGCACGGCCTCGACCATGTCGCTGATGATGTCCTGGCGCTGATCGCGGGGCAGGGCGCGCGGCACCACCGCGTTGATGCGGTCCAGCAGGTCGGTGCTGGCGACGCGTATGATCGCGGCCTTCGCAGGCTTGATGATCTCGGCACGGCGCGCGATGAGCGCCTGCCGGCGCAGATCGTCCATCCGATCGCCGATCTTGGGGTAGAACCAGCGGAGCGCGCGCCAGCGGCTCTCGGTACCGATCGCCTGCACCACATCAGCCATGTTGCCGGTGCGCTGGATCGCGGCGAAGGCGTCCTCGATCCGCTCGCGGCCGACCGTTTGCAGGATCGACTTGGAGTAGCCGCGGTAAAGCTGCCCTTTCGCGGACTTGGCTGCCTTCCAGGATCGCCTGTACGCGACAATCTTCGCGTGCCCTCCTTCGCTGGCTCTGTAGCGACGTCCGGCTTCCGCGATTTGAGTTTTATTCTTCTGCCGCCAATGAGCCTCACGGAGCCGCGCGCAGGTGCGGCAGAACCGGTGGCCGCGCTCATTCTGGCCGATATTGGCACCGGTATAGTCGTGATCGTGCTTGCAGGTCGTTGGAAAACCCGCAGGCGGTTGCGGAGTGCGCAGGTGTTCAGTCATCATCACGCTCCGCATAGAACCGCAGCGACCACGGCAAGCGAGCAGAGAAAAAGAGCGAGTGCGACGACGGTAAGCGCGCCGCTGGCGATGGCATGTCCGGTTGTCATGATCCACCTTCCGGACCAGACTTGACCAAGGTTAGGGCAGGGCGCGGCGGGGGTGGCCTTCCGTCTAGAGCTGCGCGGATGGCCGCTTCAGTCACCGGCTTGTCACCGAGGTAATGAACGCGGTCGGCGCCGATCAGCGCATCAATGACGCACGAATTGACCATGTGCGTGCTGTAGCGATACACGCGATCGTTCGGTGCGCGCTCGTCGATGATCAAGAGTTCGACCGGGAGGCCGTCGGCGAAATAGCTTATGTCGCCATTCACATCGAAGCGGACGACAACCCTGGAAAGGGCAGCATTCATGGCAGCACCCTCCATACAAAGCGATAGGGGCAGACCTTGCGATATTGGAGACGGACGGCCCGATCCGGCGTCGCCGGCCTGTCGCCGACGGCGATGAACGGATCGCCGTTGAACATCACGACTTCGGGGTATGCACCGCCGACCTCGACTACGACGTGGCCGGTCTCAGTGAAGCGATCTTCGACGCCGAGCAGCTTGATGGCCTGGGAGCGGATCATTGCGCCCTCCAGCCGTAGAAGTCGGCCCAGAGCGGTTCGGTGCCGTCATAGAAGGCCTGCACTGCGGCGTCTTCCAAACGCTCCACCTCGCGCTGCTCTTCGCTGGTGAAGTAGTGCTCGTAGTTGAGGCGGTTGCCTACTACGGCAAGACGGACAGCCAATTCGCCGATCGCGCGCTGCTGATCGGGGGGAAGTCGGTCCCAGGCCGTGGTGGGATCGAAGCTGGTAACCTCAGCGAAGGTCGGCATGCGATCGTCGGGCACCGCCAGTGGCGTTAGCCGCGAGGGACGTAAACTGGTGCCGGGTTGGCGCTGGTTAGCAGCGAGAAGGTTGTGCGACACGGCAGCTCCCGTCGAGGTGACGAGAACCACTATGCGCTTTTTTGCACTTATATCAAGTGCAAAAAAGCGCATCATGCGGGGAAAAATAGATCCTCATATGCGTCAATCTGTGGGGTCACGGCACAAACGACCGTAAAAGCAACCTCATACTCAGAAGATTTAGTGGGGCGGTACGCTTGCAGCATCCGTTCGGTCCCAAAGTCTTCAACGGCGCGGCCCAAGTGCACGTCAGGCTTTGAATCTTTTGCTGTGCTTTGCGCAATAAGCCACATATCCGCGGACGGACTGACCATGAAATAACGGACGGTCAGCTCCTTTTTCCCTTGTTCGTTTGAGCGTGAAACCACGTAATAACGTCCAGGGATAAGATAATCAGCCTCTGTATATGGCGCGCAGATGAGAATTGTCGACTTGCGAAAGGCTCGATCGGCATGGTGGTCGATGATCACGAACCCTTGGAGAACCGCTCGCCTGAGCGAAGCGTTATCTAGAGAGTTCAAGGCTGCATCGGACGGAACGACAATCGACGTGAAGAACTGGTATTCTATCGGCCAGAGGTGGTCAGAATGAAAGCTATCCTCCGAAAGAGAAGCGGCAACGCGGACATGAACAATTGAATAGTTGTTAAAGTCGTTCACCCCCCGCGGCCCATGAGCGACAGCTGCGCCGAATTTGTCGTTGTGAATTTTGGTAGCAGCTTCCAAAAGGCTGCGAAGGGTTTTAGCTGTAAGGCCTCGGTCGCCGCTTGCGTCCCCCACAAAGCGATTAAGTGTTGATGGAGCAATGCTAGCGGCTCTCGCAAGCTCGGTTGGAGTTATTTCTAGGTAGCTGCAGATTTGCTGAACCCAAGTGCGAAGCCCATCGGCGGATGGCTCCGCCGGCAGCCTCAACAGGTGAAATGGTTGCTCACCTAGGTTTCCTAATGCCACGAAAGTTCCCTCTGCAGGCGCAATAATGCGTCTTTTATACCGACCGGGCGCGAAGTGGAAGGCGCGTTTTAGCGCTTGATCAACGGAAAATATGCGCTATATTGCGCACCATGGACCTCCTAGCGGAAATTCGTCGCATCGAAAGGGCTGCCAGCCCTCGTTCCATCTCGATCCGCTCGATCCTTAAAAAGGCTGAGCTGGCTCCGTCCAATTGGGCACGATGGAAGCGAGGAAAGACGAGCCCCTCAGTAAAAACTTGGGAAAAGGTAGTCTTGGCAGCCGACAGCCTGCTCAGTGCACCGAAAACCCCATCTGCCGATAATACAGCGGACCATATCGATCGATCAGGTCCGCATCCCAAGCTCGAAACCGAGCGATCGCTAGAGCCAGATGAAGCTGGCGCGTCGGCGGCGCCGGTTCTCGGCGATGTCTCCGAACCTTCATTGCAAGATCCCTCTGAGGTGCGCGCATGATCGCAGCGCCTGCTTTCCGTTTTCGACACGTCGTTGAGTTTTCCAGACAGAGACGGCGGGTCGACGTTCTCCAGTATGCGTTGCGTGAAGAGTGCTAGGTGCTCGAACGCCATCCGTGACCTTCTCCCTTCGAGGAGAAGGAGAACCACGGATGGTGTTGGAAAAACCCAAAAAGGCTTTGAACCAGATGGTGGGGCGTTCAGCGACCTTGGACGAGGCTGCGGGGCTGCTTCGGCAAATTGCCGGACATCGGCGCCCTGATGAATCGGTCAAAGGCGTGCTGCATCGACTGCAGCGCACTCTCTCCGGTTGGTCTCCTGGTCGCATTCACGGGATCTGGTACCAGGACCCACGGGTCCGGGTCCGTGCAGACGAAGTCGAACAACTCCGTGCGCTTGTTCAGCCTGCGCACGATGCCGGGACCGATAATGAACTCACCGAACTTCGAAACCGAATTGCAAGGCTCGAGCGTCTCTTGGAAGCAGCGAGCGCGCCGATCCGCGGCTAAGGCCCTCTTGCGCTTCAGCGTTGCGGGTATGGAGTGGATTGCGAGCGTCGCCCTTTGGATCGATCCGACCGTCGAAGCTGAATTGAGGCGCAAGCAATGAGCGCTGACATCAGGCAACTTGAAACCCGAGTGGACCGGCTCTGGCGAGAGTTCTGTGAAGCGCGGGCGACCGCCTTGGAATCGAACTCTATCAGCGACGGCATCGCTGCGGGTCGGGCATGGTCTCGTTTTCTCTCCGAGTTTGTCGGCGATCGTGAGACCCGCTCGGCGGTTCACGGCGGAGTTTCGATCCGCAAATGAGCACACCACCGATCCCGCCCCACAACATCGAAGCCGAACAGGCACTGCTCGGTTCGATCCTCTTCAATAATAAGCGTTACGGGCTGATTGCCGGGGCCGTCGATCCGACCGCGTTCTTCGAGCCCTTGCACGCTCAGATTTTCCATCAAGCGGGCCAGCTAATTGCCGCCGGCAAAGTGGCGAACGTCATCACGATCAAGGATGCCTTTCCCGATATGATGGTGGGAAACGGCGTGTCGATCGTCCAATACCTTGCGAGTTTGGCGGGGGAAGCGGCTGCCACTGAAGCCGAACTGCAGACCTTGGTTGGCGTGGTGCGGGACACCGCCCAGATGCGCTCAATCATCGCTGTGGCGAGAGATTTGCAGCGTTCGTCCTCTGATGGTGTTCTGCCCAACCACGCGATGGCCGGAGCCTGGGATCAGCTCGATGAGTTGCGCGCAGCGACTGCTTCGGATCCATCTGCTCGCGGATCTTTCCGCGATTTCGTACCACTTCTTCTGGAAAAGGAAGGCTCCTATGTCGTTCCGTCCGGTTTAGCCGACCTAGACCAAACGATAGCCGGGGGCTGGCGGTCGGGGCGTCTGTACATCCTGGCAGGCCGGCCGGGCATGGGGAAGACCATCATCGGCGTCTCTGGCGCCCGGCGCGTCGCGCGAAAGGGCGTCGGGATCTCCATCTTCTCGCTCGAGGTCGACGCCAAGGAGATCATGGCGCGGCTCGTCGCTGACGAACTCGCTCACACGGCAATGCCGATTCCATATCGCGATATCGTCGCAGGTTCACTCGATGCGGGATCGCTCCAGCGGGTAACCGACGCTGCTGAGCGGATGTCGAAGTTACCGATCCGGATCGACGCCACGGGCGGCGTGTCCATGACGGAAATCGAAGCGCGCTCCCGAATGGATAGGGACTTCTTTGCGCGTGCTGGTGTGCGCCTCGGTGCCGTCGTCATCGATTACCTTGGTCTGATCAAATCGTCCGATAGGTACCGCGGGCAGCGGGTGCACGAGCTCGGCGAGATCGCTCTAGCCGGCAAGACGATGGCGAAGCGCCTGGACTGCGCCGTCATCATGCTATCGCAGCTGAACCGCTCGGTAGAGAGCCGCGACGACAAGCGTCCGATCATGGCGGACCTTCGGGACTCCGGCAACATCGAGGAGCACGCCGATTTCGTCGGGCTGCTTTATCGGCCGTTCTACTACATCGAGCGATCGACTGGCTGGCGCGACATGGACCCGCAGGTGATGGACCATGGCGAGCGCGAGAAGAACAAGCTGGAACTGATCGTCGGCAAGAACCGGCTTGGTTCGACAAGGATGATCGATCTCTGGTGCGACCCAGCGCTTTCATCGGTGGATAACCTTTCGAGGTATGGCCGATGAGTGAGCGCGGCGTCTTCGCTGTCGATCGCGGCATTTGGGATCACCCGATGTTCCCGGATGAGCCGTTCACCGAGCGTGAGGCTTGGCAATGGCTGATCGGCGAGGCGTCGTTCAAGCCGCGCACGCGCAACATCGGCGGCAAGGTCATTCCGCTCGATCGCGGTCAGCTCGCCGCGTCGATACGATTCATGGCCGAGCGTTGGACGTGGAGCAAGTCGAAAGTAGAGCGATTTTTGAAGCGTCTAAAAACCGAGACAATGATCGAGACGGCAAGCGGGACAGGCCTTCTCGTCATAACCATCTGCAACTACGACAAATATCAACGGGTCAGTCTTCCAGATCGAGACGAGGAGCAGGACAGCAATCGGGACGCTCGCGGGACAGCAACGGGACAGCAACGGGACAAACGAGAAGACACTGAAAACACTGAATACACTGAACACACTCCGCCGCGCGCGAAGCGCGCTCGTGCGAGCGTTGGTCGGTTCGATGAATTTTGGTCCGAGTATCCGAGACGAGGGGGATCTAACCCACGCAAAGCCGCGCTTGGTGTCTACCAGCAAGCGGTGAAGTCGGGAGCCGATGAGCAAGCAATCATCGACGGTGCGAAGCGGTACCGGGCTGATCTTCGGAAGCAGCAGCAGGAGGGATCGAAGTACGTTGCTCAAGCGGTGACGTGGCTGCGCCAGTGTCGCTGGGAAGATGACTTGCCGACCGCATCAGCGGCAACGCCGAATTTCGCTACAGGCGATCCGCCGGTCGATTGGCGCAAGTGGATGCGCGGATACATGGTTCTCCCGAGCTATTCGCGCTCCTGGTATGGGCCCGGCGGAGAACCTGGCCGTGAGGGATGTGAGGTCCCCTGCGACATCCTGCGGGAATTTGGCTTTGAGCCAGTCCCGTGGGTGCGGCGATCGGATGGCAGGCAATTCGGCATCGAGGAGAACGGAGACCACGATGAACGTCCACGTCAGGCTGCTGGGTGACATCAGAGCAGCGTGGGATCGTTCCCGCGCAGTACAAGCGCACCAACTATTTCATCTGGAGAGGCGAACTATGAGCGACGATGATTTTTCATGGAGCATCAATAACGAGGACGTGGTTGTGCCTGATCAGCGAAAGACGGCGATTTACACCAACCAGTGGGGGCAGGCCGTAATCAGGCAGGAGCGGGCGTGGGATGAGCCGGAAGATACCTTTGTGGTGATTGACCACAGCCACTTGCCGACGGTCATTGCCGCGCTCTTGAAGATCGCTGACGTCGCCCCTGTGCGGGACTATGGTCCCGGGGCTGTCGTGCCGGACAGCGCGGAGCAGAGCGGCCCGTGACGCCGGATCAATTCCAGCTGGTGTTGTTCATGGGCGAAGAGGCGATGTGGAACGCCAATTTAGCGCGCCATGGCAATCGAACTAACTGCTGCCCAGTGACATAGAGCACCGCAATGAGCAAGAAGGCATTTGACAAGATCATGGCCGGCCTTCGCGACGTAGTGGAGGGCCGCTGGGCTTCTGCAACGCTATTCCACAATGGAAAGCCGATTCAGCGCTACACGCCCTGCCGTGGCTGCGGCGGTCTCTCCCTGACCGTGCGAGGGCGATGTGATAGCTGCGGAGCCCGCAAGTTATCCGCCGAACCGGTCGAAAAGTGAGGTTGCATGACACCGAAGCAGCAACATTCCGCCCTCAAGGTCGCGATCAAGCGCGGGATCCTGGTGCTCGACGCACTCGGCGACACCGAGCTGAAATTCCAGAACATGTCGCAGGTCTGGAATCGGGCGACAGCCGATGCAGCATTGGCGTACGGCTACAACGAGACCCGCGTCCGGATCGTGCCGACGGCTCGAGAGATCGCCCAGGCGGAGACGGTCGCGGATTGGCTGGCTTGGCTTGGTCATCACCATGGCGGCGTACCGCGGCTGGTGGCGTGGGCCCACGATGACCCGATCTGGCGTATGGCGGAGCGGGAGCGATGCAGCGAGCGGACGATCCATAACCGGATCGACCAGTCTGTCGCGTTGATCCTGGAGCATTTCGGCGACACCGAGGTCAGTCTCGCGGTGGTCGACGAGCCGGCCGGCAGCGCGCATCTGCCGAATTTCATGACCGAGCGCGCCTTGGCGGGGGTTAACCCCACCGTTAACCCGCACGGCAAGGTTTGGATTGGCGGCGTCGGCTGGATGAAGGACGGTAGGCGCTGGAACGACGGACGCGACAAGGCGGCTCGATTTGAGGGGTGACGATGAGCGAAATGCAGGAACGGGTCGCGGCGGCGATGGAGAAGCGGCGTGCGGAGCTGATCAATCAGCCTTTGGCTCGCATCTGGCCTGAACTTGCCGTTGCTGCGATCGAGGCGATGCGGGAGCCCACCAAGGAGATTGAGGCCGAAGCTTGGTGCGACGGGCCAGCACCAGACCTTTGGATTTATCTACATGATGTGGCGTTGGGGCAGGCGCGGAAGGGGGCGGTGACACGAAATGGCTATTGATCTGGCCGACTACACCAAGCCGATCCGAGACAGCCTGAGGAAGGGCGAGTTCGCCGCGGTCTATGTGGTGACGTCCGAGGTAGGGGTTCACAGGACGGAAATGAGCCGGGTCGGGTATGCGCTCGACCTTGTCTCGACCGTCACACGATTGCAGGCATCGGCGCCGACGAAGCTTGCCGTGCACGGGGCTCTCTGGGTGCCGAACAGGGCCATCGCGACCAATATATCAAGGGCCGTGCAGTGCGACATGATGCCGGTCAAACGGGCTGGAGGCTGGTACGAGGCGCCGGGCGCGACGATGGAGCGAGCAATTGAGGTCGCTGCATTCAGGATACACCCGGGCGCGACCATGGTCTGGCATGAGCAATTGATGCAACGGTGGTCGTCAGCAGCAGTTTAATCTCCAGATCAAATCGTTCGCGCTTGCCTGTCTTCATCTGAAGTAGCAAAGTTGTCTACGTTCGGTTTGGGCATTTTCGATGCATCCTGAGATTATCATTACTCTCGTCCATGGAACGTTCGCCCAAGGTGCGCCTTGGACGCAACTTACGTCTGACTTTGTCGCCGAGCTGGAGCGCGGACTGCACCGCAGTACGATGTTCACCCGAGTCGACTGGTCAGGACACAATGACGTCTACGCTCGGCTCGAAGGAGGCAAGATTCTCAGCAAACACCTCGGGCAGTTGAAGGAACAATATCCTCGGGCTCTGCAATATGTTGTGGCGCACAGTCACGGCGGGAATGTTGCGATTTATGCAACAAGAGACCTGGAGGTGGACGGCATCGCTTGCCTTGCGACGCCGTTCTTCCATGCTCGACAGCGTGATGGTTCTCTCCTTACCGATAAGTCAGTCATTCGTGGATTGATGGGTGCGATCTGCCTGATCTGCTTTTTGTTCGGGATTGGGGCTAGCGTGAGTATCTTCGCGTGGATCGCAATCATGTTCGTTGTAGGCATCGTCTGCTGCCTGGTTGGTGCTGTATTTTCCAGTCTTGCCAAAATAATTCAAGAACGAGCCGAAGAAATGGCGGGCCTTATCACCGCAGAGGTGCCTCGTGGCGTTAGACTTTGCTCAATTAGGGTGACGGGGGATGAGGCATCATCCGGCTTGGCAACCGGTCAACTTTTGGCATGGGCCTCGGTTCGCCTCTCGTCTCATTTTGCGAAAGCTAAAGACTTGCGCTTCTTGAGGGAGCCATTGCGTCAGGTACCACTCCCGAAAATCTTCTGGATTTTGCCGGTGCTCTCTCTTGGTGCGGGCGCTGTCGGTGACCTATCTGGGTCTTCGAATTTGCTCAGTATTGCAGGATTTCTTATTTCGGCTTCGATCTTGATACTTGGTGGTCTCAAGACCCGGTTATTCGACAATCTTCTTTATGGGGCCTCTTACCTCTTCCTCTGGTTCACTTTGGTCGTTGGTGCGTTCATGACGGGGACTTTCCCGCCGGATGATTTAGAAGGACGAATCGTGAGATGGTCGGTAGCGGTTTGCACCGTTCTTGCTTTGGAGATAACGACTGAGACGACCCCGCCGGGGGGGCCCTGGGATATTTTCCATTTCCCTCGGATTCAGAGCACGGACGAGTTAACCGCGCTTGCTCACAGCGCTTATGATCATCCAGAGGCGAGAAAAAGCCTGATTGATTGGATCAACGCAGTTTGAACTCGGTCTGGCATGAGAATGGCCGGGGGCCGCGCGACGCAGGACATGCGCCTCGGTTCTTCAATATCCACAGGCGACCTTGCGTTGCAGCCGCGCACGCTATATTATTCTGCAAATCAGCTTGAGTGAATAGATGCGCCAGCCCGGAGAAATCCGCGGCGGGTTTTTGATTCACAATCATAAGGCTCGCCAATTTGCATTGGCGAGCCGTTAATCATCTATCTAAAATCGATAGTGCCGGGAACCAGAGGGCCGTAATTTCGCAGCCGGCATTCGCAATAGTCTCCTGGCTGGAAGGTGCCTCGTGCTGCAGCGCAGGAGGGCCGCTGCTGGTTATAGGGAGGTTGGACCACGCAGACCAAGTGACGGCTAACACCATAGCCGCCACCAGGACCGTAGCCTGGAGGAGGGCCGTAGTACTGCGCCGCCGCCATAGATGGAAGCAGCAGGGCCGCAGCAGCGCAGAGCGATGCAAGCCATTTGAAGTTCGACATTCATGTACCTCCCGAATTGATCATCGCGGCGCCGGCGCTCCGCACAGCGCAGCAATTAAAAGTACGGCATTCTGCGCTTTGTTCCGTGATCGGATGCCGCACCTCTAAAGCGGCCATCCGGGAGGATCGACGCTTGTGGCCGATAAGGCTCAAAAAGTGGCAAATCCACAGGTTTGGTTGGGTGTGCATAACTCAGCGGCAGATGCCAGACGGATCTGAGCACGCTGCTTCGTAACAACCGCATAGATCGGAGGCGGGGGCCTCAAACGCCCCTGTTGAGCCGTGGCATCTAAAGTAGACGGAAATAGACAGAAGAGGGTGAAGACGGGCGGCCGCAGCAAAGGCACACCCAACAAGGTGACCGGGCAGCTTAAGGACGCGATCCTGGAAGCCGCCAAGCAGGCTGGCGGCGACGCCGGCATGGTCGGTTACCTCAAGACACAGGCGGCTGCTAATCCTGGGCCTTTCATGGCGCTACTCGGCAAGGTCCTCCCCATGCAGGTGACGGGTGAGAACGGCGGCGCTCTCGTCGTCGAGATCAAGCGCTTTGCGGATTAGCCTACCGAACGGCTGGCAGCCGCGGCCGTATCAGCGTCCATTGTGGGACTACCTCGAGAAGGGCGGCAGGCGGGCGATTGAGATCGCACATCGTCGCTGGGGCAAGGACGATGTTGTCCTGCACCGCACCGCGATCGCGGCGCATGAGCGTGTTGCCACCTATTGGCACGCCCTTCCGGAATATACGCAGGCCCGCAAGGCCATCTGGAATGCGGTCAACCCCCATACGGGCATTCGCCGCATAGACGAAGCGTTTCCGCGCGAGCTGCGTGAAAAGACTGTCGATGACGAGATGTTCATCCGGTTCAAGAACGGATCGACATGGCAGGTTATCGGATCTGATCGTTACAACGGCCTTGTTGGCGCTGGTGTTGCTGGCGTTGTGTTCTCGGAGTGGGCGCTCTGTAATCCATCGGCCTGGGGCTACATCCGGCCCATGATGGAGGAAAACAACGGCTGGGCGACGTTCATCACGACGCCGCGCGGTCGGAACCATGCCAAGTCCATGCTGGACATGGCCAAGGACAATCCTCGCTGGTTCGCCGAGGTCAGCGACATCTACAATACCGGCGCACTCAGCCAGGCGCAGCTTGACGAGGGCCTGAAGGAGTACGTCACTCTCTACGGCGAGGATGTAGGCCGGGCCCAGTTCGAACAGGAATATCTCTGTTCGTTCAATGCCGCGATCCTTGGCGCCTTTTACGCCAAGGAGATGCTGGCGGTTCGCAACAGCGGGCGGATTCGTGAATTCGATCCTGTGCCGGGCCCCGTGCACCGGGCTTGGGACATCGGTACGCGGGACGATACGTCGATCTGGTGGTTCCAGGTGATTGGCGGCGTGCCGCACATCATTGACTGCTACACCAATCATGGTGCCGGCGTTGAGCATTATGCCCAGGTCTGCGCCGAGCGTGGCTGGGCTCAGGGCGATGATTTTGTTCCGCATGATGCCAGGGTCACGGAATGGGGCACTGGGCGCACCCGGCTGGAATCCATGGTGATCCATGGGCTGAAGCCGAAGGTGGCGCCGGAGGTCTCTAAGCTCGACGGCATCAGCGCCGCGCGGTTCACGTTGCGGACGGCGGTGTTTCATCCGCGGTGCGAGAACGGCATATCGGCGCTCGAGCAGTACCGGCGCGAATGGGACGACGACCGCAAGATGTTCGCGGCCAATGAGGTCCGGGACTGGACGACGCACTTGTCCGATGCATTTCGCTATCTCTCGCTGTCGTGGCGAGAGGTGAAGGCAGTTGCGGAGCCGGTGAAGCGCAAGGCTATGGCGGGGCAGGTCTATCTGCCGGGCCCGCCAGTTGCACCATCAGGCGTGAAGATCAGGATCTGAAATGGCTGGTATCTGGCAAAAGGCAACGCTGTCTGGCACGGCGCCGGGATCGCGCGTGCAGGTCGATGCGGCCGGCATGTCCTGGGTCAGGTTTCTTTCGCCATCCTTCATGCTCAACGACGGCGTTGATTACGGCTTCGTCGGTTGGGGCTGCGATATCATTCAGAGCGGGTAATGGCTGAGACAGAGACCGAAAGCGCCAAGCCGCAGTCCAAGTACACTGCCAAATACTGGCAGGACCAACTCGGCTATTACCGGCAGGCGATCGAGACCAAGTGGTCCGACCAGCGGAAGAATCTCGACAAGCTGTATTCGCGGGACGAGCGCGCCGACAGCGCCGACCGTGAATATGCGATCTTCTGGGCCAACATCGAGGTTCTGAAGCCCGCGGTCTATGCCAAGCCGCCTCAGCCGGCCGTGGTGCCTCGGTTCAAGGACGGCAACCTGATTGCCCGAGCAGCTTCGGAGACGGTTGAGCGGTGCCTGGTCACGACGTTCGATCAGTCCGACATTGACGGCTGCATGCGTGAGGTGCGGGACGAGTTCCTGCGGTATGCGCGCGGATCGGCTCGAGCGAGGCTTGCAACCCGCAACGGTTCGCCTTGTGTCGAGTTCGACCACTTCACGGCTGCCGACTTCGCGCATGGTGTAGCCCGGACGTGGCGTGAGGTGCCATGGGTCGGCTTCCGGTCGTGGCTGAACCTTGAAAAAGGTGTGGCGCGCTTCGGTGAGGTGTTCCGCCAGGTCCCGCGAAAGAAGCGTGACCAGAACGCCGCGGTGAATGATCCTGAAGATCAGGCGCCGGTTTGGGAAATCTGGTGCAAGGATTCCGGGCAGGTTCATTTCATCGCGGAGGATTTCGACCGTCCATTGGATGAAACGGAGCCGTGGCTTGATCTGTCGGGGTTCTGGCCGTGCCCGCGGCCGGCTTATGGCACGGTCGTCCCCGGCAAGCTGATGCCGGTGCCGGACATCCGGCAGTACAAGGACCAGATCGAGGAGATCAACGAATACACGGCGAGAATTGCGGCGCTGTCGCAGTCGCTGCGGCTGAAGGGCTTCTATCCGGCGGGCGCCGGTGAGATTTCCGAGGCGATCGAGGCCGCGATCAAGGATTTGGACAACCGCACGGTCCTGGTGCCGGTGTCGTCCTTCGCCGCGCTGGGTGGATCGTCCTTCAAGGACAGCATCGTCTGGCTACCGGTCGATCAGATTGCGGTATTGATCAAAGAGCTTGTCGAGCTCCGTCGTGTCCTGATCGATGATGTTTACCAGATCACAGGGATCTCGGACATTGTTCGCGGTCAGACCGAGGCGAGCGAGACAGCGACCGCGCAGCAGCTCAAGGCGCAGTGGGGCTCGATCCGTATTCGCGAGCGGCAGAACGAACTGGCGCGCTTTGCCCGCGACATGACCCGAATTGCCGGCGAGATCATTGCGGAGAATTTTGACGGCAAGACCATCGCCGAAATGTCGCAGGTGCAGCTGCCGACATTGGCCCAGAAGCAGCAGCTTCAAATTCAGATGCAGCAGGCCCAGCAGATGCAGGCCGCCGGCCAGCCGGTACCGCCCATTCCAGCCAAGGCAAAGCAGACGGTGGAAAGCCCGGCCTTTGAGGAGGTGCTGCAATTCCTTGCCAACGATAAGGCGCGCGGTTTCCTGATCGATATCGAGACGGACTCGACCATCCAGCCAAATGAGGATGCCGAGAAGCAGCGCCGAACCGAGTTCGTGACGGCAGTGGGTGGCTTCATCGCGCAAGCCTTCCCGATGGTGAAGGAGGCGCCGCAGCTCGGCAACTTTGTGGGTGAGACGCTTAAGTTCGTGGCGCAGGGCTTCCGGGCCGGGCGCCCGCTGGAAGGCGCGATCGACCAGCTTGTCGCGCAGATCGAGGAGATCGCCAGCCAGCCGCCGGCGCCGCCGCAGCCTGATCCGACCGAGCAGGTGAAGCTGCAGACCGCGCAAGTGAAGGGACAGGCCGAGGAGTTCAAGGCCAAGGCTGACATGGCACAAACCCAGATGGATATGCAGCAGTCCGCGCTCGAGCACCACCAGAGCATGCGGGAAATGGAGATGCAGGCGATGATGCCGCCGCAGCAGGTGCCCGTGCAATGAGCAGGTTTGGACGCTGGGTTTATGACCGACGCACTGGCGAGCTCGTGCCGGCCGATGAATATCGGGCGCAGCGATCACGGGGGCGCGCCGTGTCGGAGATGCCGTGTCCCATGATCATGACCGACCAGATCGAGGTCAAGTCGATGGTCGATGGACAGATGTACACCAGTAAGGCCGCGCTGCGCCGCTCGTATCGTGAGAAGGGCTACGTCGAGGTTGGCAATGAGGAGCTGAAGGCTCCTCCGAAGCCCAAGCAAGACCGCAAGGCGATCCGGCACAGCGTGCGCAAGGCGCTCAGCCAGGTCGGTATCTCAACCTAAGAGGAAGTTTCATGTCGGACGAAGCGAACGGCGCCTCAAACGCGCCGAGCGAAGGCGTTGTCGAGTCTGCTGCACAGGTTCAGCCCGAGGCGCAGATCAGTGAGAAGCCAGCTGGTTCAGCCCGGGAGGCAATTGAACGAGCACTGGCGAAGGTCGGTACCGAGCCGTCGGGTGAAACCCGGCCTGCCGCGGAAGATGGGCGGCAGCGCGATGCTACCGGCAAGTTCGTCAAGGCCGAGGCCAAACCTGCGCAGCCAGAAGCGCAGGCGTCGCCCGTTCCTGCAGCGCCCGAACTGAAAGCGCCGTCGCGCTTTGTCAAAAATGCACATGAGTTCTGGGGTCAGACGCCGGAGATCATCCGTCAGGAAACCGAGCGCGCGATCAATGAACTGACGCAGGGTCTCGAGAAGTACAAGGGTGAGGCCGACACTTTCGCCCCGATCCGCAAGTATCACGACATGGCACTTCAGTCCGGCACCACGCTGGACAAGGCGCTTGAGAACTACGTCGGCATCGAAACTGCGCTGCGGCAGGACCCGTTGCAGGGCTTTCTTGCGATAAGCCGCAACATCGGGCTCGACCCGGCGCAGTTCGCGGGCTTCCTGCATGCGCAGCTGACCGGGCAGGGCGGCCAGCAGCCGCAGGGCGACACGATGCAGGTGTCCGCCTTGAAGCAGCAGATCGCCGTGCTGGAGAAGCAGATCGGCGAGTTCGGTAAGACGTTTACCGAGTCACAGCAGCAGGCTCGGGTCAAAGAGAAAGAAGCGGAGGTCAACGCCTTCGCCAAGGATAATCCGTATTTCGAGGACCTTGCTCCGACCATCACGCAGTTGCTGGAGTCGGGGTTCTCTAAAGATTTGTCCGATGCTTACGCCAAAGCCGTCCGGCTCAACCCCGAAGTGGAGGCGAAGATCGAGGCAGAGAAGGCCGCGAAAGCGGCACCCAAGCCCGACCCGGCTCAAACCCGCGAGAAGGCATCGAAATCCATCACCGGCAGCCCGTCGTCCGGCTCAAACCCGGCCACCAAGGGCGCGCCAGCATCCGCCCGCGAAGCGCTGACAAACCGCTTTGCTGAACTCGGCATCCATTAAAGGAACTTGAGCTATGGCTATTGTAAGCGACGCCCGCTTGCAGGAAGCGTTTTCGCTCGCTCTTGAGGATCGGTCGCGCGGTTACGCCGACCTTGTGAGCAATTCGAACGCTATCCTGGCAGCGATGAAGAAGAACGGTGGCTGGAAATCCTTCTCTGGCCCGACCATTCGCGAACGACTGTTGTACAACGAGACGGGCTCCTACGTCCGGTATTCGGGGTATGACTTCCTCAACCCCGTCCCGACCGAGCTTTTCAACGACGCCGAATATACGCCGAAGCTGGCTGCGGTGTCGGTTGTTCTCTCGGGTGAGGAGATCCTCAAGAACGCCGGCAGCGCGCAGCTGCTCGACGTCATGGAGGAGCACATCTCCGCAGCCGAGCGCGAGCTCACCGACCGGTTCACGGAGGATCTTCACTCGGATGGCACGGCCACCAACCAGATCGGCGGCCTGCAGGCGGCGGTCCCCACCACCGTCACCAACGTGTATGGCGGCATCGACCGCAACACGGTGACGCAGTGGCGTACCGGCTCCTATAACGGCAACACCGATTTCGGCGCCGCTACGTCCGCTTCGAACATCCAGGATCAATACACTCGCGTCCTGATCAACCGCACCCGCGGCAAACAGGGCCCGAACATGATCGCGGCGGATTCGATCCACTTCCGGTTCTTCCAGGCGGCGCTCGTTGCGATCCAGCGCGTCACCAAGGAAGGCCAGTCGGCTCAGCTCGGCTTCCCGTCCCTGGCCTTTGCCGGCGCCGGTTATGAGCTCGAGGTCGTGCTGGAGGGCGGTATCGGTTCGGCGATGCCGGCCAACACGTCCTACTTCCTGAAGGTGGGCGATGATGGCCTGCGCTTTCGCTATCACCCCGACCGCAACTTCGTCGCGTTCGGCGGCAAGCAGCGCCCGGTCAACCAGGACGCGATCGTCCAGCACATCGGTTTCTACGGAAACCTGACGCTGGCGAACCCGCTGTTCCAGGCCAAGCTGATCACCTCGTAAGGCCGGAGAGGAGAAACGAACATGGCTTATGTTATCCAGGAAAACTCCACCGGCTGGCAGCCGATCGCGACGACCAGCACCACACAGCAGCACAAGCTGGGCACGATCGTCCGTGCGGTTGATCCGACCTACGGGGCCGGCGAGTTCATCTACCTAAAGGGCGTTGCCTCGACGGTGGTCGGCTCGATGGTCGATTACGATCCGTACCTTGCCACCACGGCTCTGTCGCCCGCAACCGGCGGCACGGGCCCGGTGGCTGTGGCCATGTCGGCCAACGTCGCCAATCAGTATGGTTGGTATCAGATTGGCGGTGCGGCGGCCGTCAAAGCGCCGAACGCCATGACGGCCGGGGCGGATGTGTTCTCGCTGGCGGCTACTCCCGGCAGCGTTGATGACGCCGCGGTGGCCGGTGAGCAAATCCTCGGCGCCAAGGTTTCGACCACGACCGGTACGCCGGCCGCGGGCCTTGCGATCATCACGATCAACCGGCCGTTCCATCAGGGCCAGATCACCTGATCGTCTCAACTTGAGGGCCGGGGCATCCCGCCCCGGTTCTCGCTTCCTCAAAACCAGGAGACTATCGTATGGCCTCAAACGCCAACGAACGCGACACTGCGCGCCCGCGTTTCTACAAGGACGCGATTCAGAATATGGCCGCCTCCGAAAAGGAGGGTCGCCCCATCTTCGAAGAGAAGGAGATGGTCGAAGTCCGCATTCCCGGCGACAAGCTGTTCAGCTGGGTCGGCGAGGTCAGCGACAAGCACCGCCAGCGATGGCCGGATGTCTATGCCGCCTTCAAGCGCGGCGAAGAGCGAGCGGCGAGCGGCACTCCGCTCGAGCAGTGGCCCAATCCCAGCCTGACCAAGGCTCGCGTGGCTGAACTGAAATCTGCCAATATTTTGTCGGTCGAAGAGCTCGCTGGCGTGCCTGACAGTACTCTGCCGAAACTCGGCATGGGCGCGCGCGAACTGCGCGACCAGGCGCGTGCCTATATCGACGCTGCGAAGGGAGGCGCGGAGAACGCCAAGATGGCAGCCGAACTCGCCCAGCTTCGCCAGATGGTCGAGAATCTGACGGGCAAGGCTCCGGAGGCTCCGAAGGAAAAGAGCCCCGAGGACTGCACCGATCAGGAGCTCAAGGACTACATCAAGCGCGAGACCGGCGAGGCTCCGCGCGGCAATGTCAGCCGGGAGACGCTGTTGAAGCGTGCGGCTGAGATCGCCCAAGGCCTGCAGGCGGCCTGATGACCATCCTTTCAGCGTGCGATCAGGCGTCCAAGCTCATGGGCAAGGGCGCTATGACATCGCTGTTTGCCAATACAGACCCATTTGCGGGTGAACTGGCTGCCCTGTCCAACGACGTGGCCCCGGATATCGCGAAGCGGTACGACTGGCAGAAGCTGATCACGCTGAACAGCCAGGTTGGTGACGGGACCGCCACAGCCTTCGATCTGCCGGCCAACTACGACCGGATGCCGGTCAAGGCCAATGTGTGGCTGTCCTCAACCAGCCTGCCGATGGAGCATGTGACCGATCTCGATGACTGGCGGCAGCGTCGGCTGCTCAGCCTGTCATCGCTCGGCGGGGAATGGACTATCATTGGGGGGCAGATGCAGATCTTCCCCGCTATGACTGCCTCGCAGACCGCGACCTTCTACTACGTCTCCAACCAGATCGTCTCAAAGTCCGGCGGGAGCACAGATGCTGCGTTCTCCGCGGACACGGATTCATTCCGATTGCCCGAGCGTCTGATGTCTCTCGCCCTGATCTGGCGCTGGCGGCAGATGAAGCGGTTTGATTACGCCGAGGACATGGAGACGTTTGAAATCGCGCTGGCGCAGGAAATTGCCCGCGACAAGGGGTCGAAGATAATCCGGGTCGGTGTCGCTCGAACGCCGGACTGGACCGTGCCCACCTATCCAGGGACGATCACGCCATAATGCGCGTTGCACTCGCAGGCCGCTCCGCACGGCGCACGGCCAATCCTTTCATGTCTCTCCCCGGCGGGGGTGGCGGCGTTACAACGTCAGTCGTCAAGACGCTGCGCGCGCCGATCGGCGGCTGGAACGCGCGGGACGCATTGCCGGCGATGAAGCCGGAAGACGCGATCCAGCTCGACAACTTCATTCCGGACACCGGTGGCGTGAAGGTTCGAGAGGGGTATGCGGCGCACGCGACTGGGCTCGGGGGCGCCATCGAAAGCCTCATGGAGTATAACCCCCCTTCGGGCTCGCCGATGTTGTTTGCGGCGACCTCGGACAAGGTCTGGGATTGCACGACGGGGTCGGTGAGCACGATGATGACGGGCCTCGGTAATGGCCGCTGGCAGCATACGATGTTTTCGACGGCGGCCGGACATTATCTTGTCGCGGCCAACGGGGTCGATTTGCTCAAGAACTACGACGGCTCGACCTGGTCAACGCCGTCGATCACGGGCGTTCTGTCCAGCGATATCGTGAACGTCGCGGTGCATGCGCAGCGCCTCTGGCTCGTCCCGAACAATTCGCTCAGCGTCTGGTATCTTGACGTGTCGTCGATCGCAGGCGCTGCGACAGAGCTTCCGTTGGGCCAGTTCTGCAAGTTGGGCGGCTATATAGTCGCCATGGCCTCATGGACCCGTGACGGCGGCAACGGCATGGACGACGTGGCCGTTTTCATCACCTCCAAGGGTGAAGCCGTTCTCTATAGCGGCACAGACCCATCAAGCCCGGACACATGGACGCAGGTTGGCGCGTTCCGCATTCCCGAGCCCATTGGCCGGCGCTGTGTCATGCAGGCGGGCGCAGACCTCGGCCTGATCACCTCCCAGGGTGTGATGCCGTTCTCCTCAATTCTTCCTTTGGCGATGGGTGCGCAGCCCAAGGCAGCCATCACGGACAAGATCTCCGGGGCATTCACCGCAGCCTATGACGGCTCAAAGGATGAATTTGGCTGGCAACTGATCCAGTACCCGAAAAAGCGCCTGATGCTCGTCAATATCCCGATTGATGAGCGTATCACCTCGCACCAGTACGTCATGAACACCCAAACCGGAGGCTGGTGCCGGTTCAAGGGTATGAACGCGGGCTGTTGGTCGCTGCTTGGTGATGACCTGTACTTCGGCGGCAATGACGGAACAGTTTACAAATACGGCGGCGTCTATGCCGACAATGGCGATGACATCCAGGCCGTCTCAATCAGCGCCTATTCGAATTTCGGCACGGTGCAGAACAAGTCGGCCAAGATGGCGCGGCCGATGTTCAATGGTCCGGATGGGTATTTGCCGCTGATCGCGGTGCGCGCGGATTACGACCTTGGACAGGTCAATTATCTGGCGTCGTCGCTGGTGTCCGCCGGTTCGTTCTGGGACGAAGCGGAGTGGGACGTAGCCGAATGGGCTCTGTCGATCGTGCCTTCGGCACGCTGGCAGTCGGTTGAGGCGTTCGGTTCGGTGCTGTCGGTTGCGCTCGCGATCTCCGTCTCCGATCAGTTCCAGTTCAACACCGTCGATCTGATGTTCGAGGGCGGCGGCTATCTCTGATGCAGCTGGTTGGCTCTCTGCTCCTCGGTGCCGACGAATTCATAGCCCAGATGGTGCAGTCCCGCATTCCGCACATGCGAGACAGCAACGGGTTCGGCTCATGTGTCGCGATCGGCGTGGTGCGGCGCGGGGTGCTTCTCGGCGGCGCGGTGTTTCACAATTTCCGGGGCCACGACATTGAAATGTCGGCGGCGTTCGATCGGCCGGATTGGTGCCTGCCGGGGACGATGCGCGGGCTCTACGATTACCCGTTCAACCAGCTCGGCTGCACCAGGATGACGACGATCACGGCACGCGGCAACAAGCACGCGCGGGAAATCGATGAACGGATGGGTTTCAAGCTTGAGGGCGTCATTCGCAAGGGCATATCGCCCACGGAAGACGCCTTTGTGTTCGGCATGCTGAAATCAGAGTGCCGTTGGATCAAGGATAGGTCACATGGGAAAATCGAGCCCGACGCCGCCCGCTGCGCCTGACCCGTATAAGACGGCATCGGCGCAGACCGGCTCGAACATCGGCACCGCGATCGCGAATGCCGCGATTGGCAATGCCAACACGGTAGGCCCGCAGGGATCGACGAACTTCAACGTCACGGGCAACACTCAGTGGACCGATCCGGAGTCTGGCAAGACCTACAATATCCCGCAGTACACTGCGACCACGACGCTTTCGCCCGAGCAGCAGCAGCTTTACAATCAGCAGACCGCACTTGGTTCGAAGCTGAACAATCTCGCGACGACGCAGACGGACAAGATTTCGAGCCTATTGAGCAAGCCGCTCAGCTTCTCCAATTTGCCGACAGTCCCGACCGATTTCTCCGCTGATCGCAAGGCGGTTGAGGATGCGATTTACTCAAGGCTCGATCCTCAATTGGATCGCGACAGGGCCGCGCTCGAAACCAAGCTGGTCAACCAGGGCTTCCAGCGCGGATCCGCGGCGTTCAACACGGAAATGGACGCCGCGAACCGCCAGGCCAATGACGCGCGTATGCAGGCGGTGCTGAACAGCGGGCAGGAGGAATCGCGGCTGTATGGCATGGCTTCGGACGCCCGCAACCGGGCAATGCAGGAGCAACTGCAGCTGCGCAACCAGCCGATCAACGAGATTTCGGCATTGATGAGCGGCGGTCAGGTCTCGATGCCGCAGGCGACGCAGTATAACGCGCCGCAGGTCGCGAATACCGATGTGACCGGCGCAGTTTACAATTCGGCGGCGCTGAACAACCAGAACTATCAGGCCCAGCTGCAGCAGAACAATGCGGCCTTGGGTGGGCTCTTTGGGCTCGGCAGCACAGCGCTGTACGGCGGCATGAAATATGGGCTGAACCCGCTGAATTGGTCGGATCGGCGCCTGAAGCGCGATATCCGCGCCATCGGCGTGAAACTGCCGAGCGGCGTTAACCTCTACGAGTACCGCTATCTTTGGGATGATGCACCGCGCGTCGGCGTCATGGCTGACGAGGTCGAAGCTGTCGCTCCGGCTGCGGTTCACGAGATTAGCGGCTTCAAGGCTGTTGACTACGACATGGTGTTGAGGGCCGCATAATGGCATCGCTCCCGTTCTCGACCGATCCGACGAACTACCGCCAGAAACTCGCCGAGATGCTGGCCAGCAACGCCTTCAGCACGGCCCCTGTGCAGTCGCCGTGGCAAGGCGCGGCGCGCATGGCAAATGCGCTTATGCTCGGTCTCGACGACCGCAAGAACGAGCAAGACAGCAAGGATGCCACGGCATGGATGGCGCGGGCACTGCTCGGGCAGGGCGGCGCGGATGGCTCGACCTCTGCGGCCCCTGTAGCCAGCCCCGCCACGCCGAGCGCTCCCGCGACGCCAGGCACGCCGATGGCGGCGGCTCCGGCCGGCGACATGTCGCAGCCGCGTGGCATCCGGAACAACAATCCCCTGAACATCGAGGCCGGCACCTTCACCCAAGGTCAGCCCGGCTACGCAGGCAGCGACGGTCGGTTTGCGCGGTTCTCGACGCCTGACCAGGGCGCCGCGGCAGCTGGGAAGTTGCTCGACACTTACAACACCAAGTACGGCCTGAACACGGTCAACGGCATCATTGGCCGGTGGGCGCCGACCAGCGACGGCAACAACGTGTCCGCCTATGCTGCAGACGTGTCCCGGCGCATGGGCGTTGATCCCAACAGTCCGCTCGATATGGCCAACCCTGATGTGAAGCGCTCGCTTATCGGCGCGATGGCGCAATATGAGAACGGCCGCCCTGTGCAGATCGCGAGCCTTGATCCGGGGGCTGGCGTGTCGGCCTCAGCTGCTCAACCGGCCCCGGCAGCGCCTGCTGGTCCTCAAATGGCGCAGGCAGCGCCAGCCGCTGCGCCTGCCGTCAATGCCCAGATCCGCGCCATGATCCTGCAGGGCATGAACAGCCCGAACCCGGCGATCCGAGCACAGGCGCAGGCATTGGCTGGGCAGCTCGTTGAGCAGCAGTTGAAGCCACCGAGCTACAATTTTCAGGCCGTGGGTGACAAGTTGATCCGGACCGACAATCGGGGCGGTTATTCCATTGTCCCAGGCGTCGGCACGAGCAAGCCGACCTATGGCGTCATCGGCAAGGACGACTTCGGCAAGGAGCTTTACGGCTGGATCAATCCGGAGACCCAGAGCACCACGCCGGCACCTCAGCAGCAATCCGCTGCGGCCGGAGCGTCCACGATTCCAGCCGCACCTCCCGGGGTCGATCCGAAGGTTTGGCGCGAGGCGCAGTCCAAGCGTGCCGCCGAGGAGGGGATGCCGGCGTCGGGTGAGGTGACCTCAAAACTGCGTAACGAAATTCAGGGACTGCCGTCCTACAAGAACCTTGCCCAGGCCGCGCCGGTTTACAAATCGATGGCAGAGGCTGCCGGACGGGATACCCGCGCCGCTGACGTGAACATGATCTACGGCATGGCGAAGATCATGGATCCGAACTCGGTCGTCCGTGAGGGCGAAATGACCGTCGCGCAGGCTGTGGCGACGCTGCCGCAGCAGCTCCGATCGGCGGTCGAAAGCCAGTTGCGCGATACCGGTCGTTTGTCTCCTGAAGTACGCGCAGCCATCATGCAGGAAGCCAAGGGCCGCATCGGCGCCTACCAGGGCATGTTCGACCAGGACATGAACATGTACCGCGGAATCGCTCAGCGCGGCCGAATGGACGAGCGGGACGTGATCCCGACGTTTGGGCCGTTCGAGGACTTCAAGCCTCCTGTTGCAGCGCCAGCAGTTGCGCCCCCGGCGCCACAAGCCGCGCCTCCGGTGATCGATCCTGCTGCCCTTGAGGAAGCCCGTCGACGGGGATTGATCAAGTAATGGCCGACTACAGCAAGCTGAGCGATGCCGAACTGATGGCGCTGGTGGAGCCCAAGGCGGCTGCGCCCGATTATTCCAAGATGTCGGATGCTGATCTGCTCAAGCTGGTTGGGCCGCAGGCGTCAACTCCGGAACCGCAGCAGACTTATGACGCCATGGGCAACCCGACAGGGATGACTGCTGCCGCGCCGGTCACGGCCGGCATGAGCTATGGCGACCAGATGGCGAATGTCGGCCGCACGATCGACAAAGGCGTCCGCATGGCTGCCAACGGCGCCACGTTTGGCCTGGCCGACAAGTTCGCTGGCGGCATGGATGCGCTGACCGGCCGGGCTGGGTCCTATGACGAGGGCGTCAAGGCTCAGCGTGCTCAGACCGAGTCCATCCGTGAGGACGCCCCGGGGCTGGCGCTGGCCGCGGAAGCCGCTGGTGGTGCGTTGACCGGTACCGGACTGATCAAGAGCGGACTAACTCTCGCGGGCCGGATGGGACCAACCTTGCTCGGTCGCTCGCTTGGCTACGGCCTCGAGGGTGCGGCCTACGGCGGCGCGCACGGGACCGGCAACACCTATTCCGACAAAGCGTCGGATTATCTAGAGAATGCCAAAACCGGAGCCGCTACCGGGTTTGGCGTCGGTGCGGTTCTCCCGGTCGCTGGCACCGCAGCTGGCGGCGCGTATCGCGCCGGTGCGGCGTTCCTTGGCCCTCGAGTTGAAGAAGCTGGCCGTGGTGCTTCGGCCATGCTCCGCGCTGCCGCGCAGGCGGATGAAGCCGGGATGAGGGCGCTTCCTCAGATGGGTTCCGACGCCATGCTGGTCGACGCCGGCCCGGCGATGCTCGGGCTTGGGCAAGGCGCGGGCACTGGCACAGGTGAGGGCCGCAGCCGCCTTGTTGAAGCGCTGATCAACCGTGACAAGAACACCGGATCCCGGCTGGCAAATGTGCTGGACGAAAACCTGGGACCGGCGTCACGCCCGTCGCAAGTCGAGGCTGGCCTAGCTCAGGCCAGGCAGGATTTGGGACCGCAGTACGAGGCGGTCATTGCCAATGCGGGGCCGGTGGACACGCGCGAGCTCGCCGCGCAGCTCTATCACATCGCGCATGTGGAACGTGGCCCTGCACAGCGCGCCGCGCAGCAAGTGCGGAACATGCTCGATGGTCCGCCGCGTCTGAACGCAGCGCCTCATGCGCGGCCGCCGCTCGAGGATGACCCCGGGGTGTTGCTCAACACCAGGCAGGCCATCGATGGTATGCTGACGACCGAGGCCGATCCCAATGCCATCCGGGTTCTGACACAGGCGCGCAATGCCGTGGATGATGAGCTCGCCCGTGCGGTACCCGGCTTGAAGGATGTGGACGCGCGTTTCGCCGAATTTTCCCGCCAGTCCGAAGGACTGCAACGCGGTTCGCAGGTATTCGATACGGGCAAGACGGCGATCCGGCCGGCGGACCTCACCGACGAACTGGCAACCGCGGCTCAGCCGCAGGGAACGATGGTCGGCCCCTCGGCTGGACCGGCTCGGGTTCGCCAAGGCGCCCGCGCCGAAATCGATCGTATCGTCGGGACCAGCGTGAACGACCTGAACGCGCTCGAGCGCAAACTCGGCACGCCGCAGGACTGGAACGCCCAGAAGATGGCGACGGTGTTCGGAGACGCGCCGACCGCGCGTGTCGCAAAAGCGCTACTCGACAATCGCGCGTTCCGGGACAGCTATCAGAAGATCGTTCAGAACTCGCAGACCGCGCAGAGGATGCAATCCGCGCAGGCCATGGAAGGATCTCCCGGCGGCAACGTCCGCGCCGACGCGACGATGACCGGAATCGGGCTCAAGGCGCTGAATATGATCGCGAAGGCCATTTCGGGAGCGAGCAGCGCATCGACTAAGGACGAGATCGGCCGCGTGTTGGCGACGCAGGGGCCGGACGTGCAGCGCGTTGCACAGTCGCTGCTCCAGTCGGCCCAGCAAACAGGAAACTACTCTCGAGCTATTGCTCGAGTTCTTTCGTCGCCGAACTGGATTGGCGCTTCGACGCCTGCCGCCGGTCGTAGATGAAGGCGAACGCAAGACCGAGGCATCCAAACAGAATACCCGCTGTGGTCTTGCTTTCGAACAGAGTCGACCAAAGGCCGAACAACCAGGTCACAAGCCCCAGCAGCGCCAGCGACAGGCCGATCTGAATAAGATTCGTCATATCGCTCAAATAGCAGTTTTGGGACCGTTCAACCAGCCGCCTCGCATGGCGGCTTTTTCGTGAGGAAAGTCAATGGCCTTTAACGGCAGCGGCACCTTCGTCCGCCTGTTCAGCTGGCAAGACGACCGCAACAACGGCATCAAGATCGTTGCCGACAGGCACGACCAGGAAGACGACGGGATTGCGACCGGCCTATCCAACACGATCTGCAAGGATGGGCAGTCCACGACGACGGCGCTTATCCCATTCGCGGCTGGCATCGGACTGAATGACGGCACCACCTCGGCGCCGGCGATCAGCTTCAACTCTGACCCGAATACCGGCATCTATCGGATCGGCGCGGACACTCTCGGAATTGCGCTGGGAGGCTCTGCCGCGGTTCGCTTTGCTGCGACAGCGATCAGTCCTGCGGCGGACGACGGGCAGGCGCTCGGTACCACGTCGTTCAAATTCTCCGATCTCTTTCTTGCCTCTGGCGGCGTCATCAACTTCAACAGCGGCAACTTCACGCTCACGCACACGGCTGGCAATCTCACGGCCAGCGGCATCTTCAATGCGGCCTCTTTCGTCGCAGTCGGTAACGTTTCTGGCGACGTGGCGCAGTTCAACAACTACAATGTTCCGAACGGTTCGGCATCGACGCCGACACTGCGAGCACAGCTCGACAGTGATACCGGCATTTTCTTCCCTGGCGCGAATTTGCTTGGGTTCTCAGCTGGGGGTATTGAATACGCGCGGGTTTCTGGCTCGGGCTATTTGCTGGTCGGCAAGACGACCGTAAACACCGGCGACGCCGGAACAATGATCCAAGCGACAGGCGCTGGTCGCTGGAACGTGACCAGAGATAATACCGCCGGCACGCAGACGACCGTTGCCTTCTACGATTTCAACGGTGGTGCAGCGGGTACGATTGTTGGCTCGATTTCCACCACCGACACGGCCACAGCCTACAACGTGTCCTCGGACCAGCGCATCAAGACCGATTTTCAAGATGTCACCGACGTTGGCAGCTTGATCGATGGCATTCAGCCGAAAAGCTTCCTGTTCATTGGCAAGGAAGAGTTCGGTCGGACGGTCGGGTTTGTCGCTCAGGAGCTTATGCAGGTGGTTCCGGCTGCGGTCACTGTCGGCTCGGCGGAAGGGGTCAGTGCGGACGACCCAGAATTCGTTCCGCACCAGATCAATATGATGGCGCTGATGCCCTATGCCATGGCCGAACTGAAATCGCTGCGCGCCCGCGTGGCCGCTCTGGAGAACCACCCGTGAATATGTCGATCGAAACCGTGCTCGCCGAGCTCGGCAAGCTCTACCTTGAACTGCAGGTTATGCGGAGCGCCTACGAGGCGCTGAAGGCCGAAAACGCCGCGCTGAAGCAGAAGCAGAGCAGCGACCCGCCTGTCGGGTCGTAATTCGCCAGTTCAGATGACGTTCAGCCGCCTTTAGGGCGGCTTTTTTTATGGAGCGGGACTGTGGAACCAGCATCAATTCGCTACAAGAACCCCGGCGCAATGTGGGGGAGCGCGCTCGCCATCAAATGGGGGGCCGCAAAGAAGGCCGTCACGCTCAATGACGGCAAAGGGCAGGGCAACAACATCGCCGTGTTTCCGACCTATGTGCAAGGTATCTGTGCGCAGCTCGACCTGTGGCGGACCTCGCCGAATTACAAGAACAAGCGGTTTGCGGACGCGATCGCGATCTGGTCCGGTCACAACGAGGTGGCGTCCTATATTGCCTTCTGCAAGAAGCGTGTGCCCGGCCTGACCGAGAACACCATCATGAACGATGCGTTCTGGCGGGGAGCGACCGGGATCGCGTTCCTCAAGGCCCAGGCATGGCACGAGGCAGGTAAGGAGTATCCGGCTCTGGACGCCGACTGGATCGAAGCGCAGAAGCGCGTTTTCTCCGGTGTGCCAACGCCGAACACGGTGAAGAAAGCCGCGGCCTCGGCGGTCACGATTGTCCCAGCGGTTGGAGCCGCTACGCAGGCCGGTATTTCGCTCCCGATGGCTCTCGCTATCGGCGTCGGCATCGCCGTGGTGACGTTCCTGGCCTGGAAGTTCTGGCCGAGCAAGGCTCCTGATACGCCGCACCCTGACGCTGTGGCTCCAGATGCCGTTGCCGTCGCAACCCAGGAGCAGCCGAAATGATCTGGCTTGCTCTCACCCTTCCGGGCCTCATCGTCGCGTACTTCCTGTTCCTGCGGCCTGTGCTGCACGCAATTCCGGCGTTGAAGACCTTTTATGATGAGGCTGACGGCTTCTGGGCCAAGGTCTGGGCGATCTGCGGCAAGTCGGTCACGATCGCATTCTCGGCATTCGTGCAGGCTGTTGGCTGGGCTCTGCAATGGATCGATCCCCTCGCGAGCATGCTTGGCGATCCGGATCTGAAGGCCCAGATCACGAGCACCCTGCAGGCCAATCCGCAGCTCCTTGGCTATGTCCTGATGGGCATCTCCGCCATCACGATTGCCGCTCGGCTCCGCTCGATCGCGAAGGCTGCGTGATGCTCACAGCGATCCTTGCCTTTTTTCAAGCGATTCCGGCGATCACTGGCGGCATCAACAACTTTGTCTCCAAATACTATGACGCCAAGGTCCAGATCACCACGGCGCGCATTGGAGGTGATGTCAATGTCGCGAAGGCGCTGGTGTCCGGTGTTGTCGCCGAAGGTCAGACCCGCGTCGAGTTCTTGAAGGTGGTCAGCCAGAGCAAGTTCTTGATGTTCGTGGTGGGTGGGTTCGCTCTGCCGTGGATCATCTACGAATGGAAGGCCGTCACGTTCGACAACATCTTCTGTCCGTGGTGGTACGGCAAGGCCTGCTTCACGCCGACAATCACGGGGCTTGTTGCTGACTGGTCCGGCGTGATCCTCGGCGGTGTTTTCGGGACCGGCTCCGTGATGGCGGTCGGTCAGATGTTCTTCAATCGCAAGCAGTCTTGAACCACCAATTGGAATGCATGGAATGGTCATCGACTACACAATCACGATGGGAAACCTCATCGAGATCGGATCAATCATCGGGGGCGGTGTACTTGTGTTGATGACCCTCAAAAGTGACGTAAGCGCGCTGAAAACGGGCGCGAAAGAGGTGCGATTTGATCTCGGCGAAATGCAGGCTGAGATCAAGAAAATCGGCGAGGTACTCATCACCCAGGCCGACCAGAACCGGCGCATCATGCATCTCGAGGAAGATGTTCGTGAGCTTCGCCATGGGCGCGGCTTCGTAAGGGAAGCGATCGATCGCGAATATCCATGATCTTTGGGTGGGTCAATTGGCTCGCCGCCTTCATGATCGTTCTCTCCATCCTCACCATCGGCTTCGCGATCCAAGAATGGTGGCTGTCGCGCCATCCAACCAATCCGCCTGATATCTGACAGGCGGTAGCTCAGCCTGAAGCTTTCAGGCTTGTTTCTCCTTAGACTTGAGTCCCGCGCTTCACGGCGCGGGGCTTTCTGTTGTGATGCGACTTTTTCACAACTTGCCGTGGTGAGGCCCCTTATGGTAGTCGCGAACGGCAGGGAATTCGAAATGTCATATTTTACCGCTGATGCTCTCGACGAGATTCGAGACGATCCATCCTCAATCGTCGGGTTATACGGAACTCTCGGTTCCAGCTTCATCTCAGCTTTGGACATGCCGGGCCTGACCGCGGACGCCTACAAGGCGGCGTTCTGCACCGTTCTCGCCTACGATCTCGCGCCCTATGGCAACGAGCCGCCCGGCGAATTCGACGTTCAAGTTTTGGCGAATTCTCCATCGCTTGCCTGCGATCGCTACGTCACGCTGGCATGGGAGCTCGCTGATCTTCTCGGCGTGCCAGGCGGGTATGGTGTTGCTGTTGGCTGGGACGCAGGCGCAGTCGGCAATCATGCCCAGTGGCTCTTCGATGACGGTACGTCGCAGCTCCTGCTTGATCCGACCATCGGCTTGATTGTCAACGATGCTACCTTCGATGGCCTAATCGACGGCGTGCACTATACCGACATTGCGTCGTTTTATTCTCGCAGTGACATCACCTCGTTCAACACCCAAGTCATTAATGCCGTCGAACACGGCAGTTACGAGGTGTGGGACACTATTTATTACGTGCCCGGCCTTAGTGAGTGGCAGACCAACTACATGGGTCATCTCGGCGTCACGGTCGAGCACGGCGACGATTCTCAGACAATCACTGGCTACGTAGGCGACGACACTATCGCTGCTGGACCTGGCGATGATTGGGTGTTCGGTGGGAAGGGAAGCGACGACTTGGATGGCGGCGCGGGGATCGACTATGCCGTGTTTCGTGGGGACCGCGCAGACTTCTCCATTTCATTCGACGGATCAGGCGAGGCAACCGTCACCGGCGCGGACGGAACCGACACGCTGCACAATTTCGAGCTTCTGCAATTCGACGATCAGCAGGTAGCGCTTCAGATCGGCCATTCCGTCCTATCGGACACGTCCGACAACTTCGCGTGGGACACGATCACGACGAACACCGACTATCAGGGCAATGCGCTCGATGTGTCCTATCAGTATGACGATGGTTCGAGCTGGGTCTACCAATACGATACGCTGAGCCAGTTCACCTGGGAGCGCATTCAAATCATCTCTGACGCGCAAGGCAACGTCACCAAGCAACTGTATGACCAGAACGACGGCAGCCACGTTCTTTATCAGTATGAGACGAGTGGTGCGGCCGCATGGTCCAAGATCACGAGTTATCTGACATCCGACTATTCGAAGTCATCCAAGATCATTTACGATCAGGCCGATGGCTCGCACGTCATGTACACCTATGACGTAGACAACTCGGGAACGTGGAAGAGCGTGGAGTCGTACTTCACCGCGGACTGGACGCCGGTCAAGCATCTCTACAATAACGACGATGGCACCCACGTCCTGTATCAGTACGACGTGAACGATGTGTACACTTGGGACGTGCTGCAAACCAATTACGACACTTCGCTTCATCGCACGCAGGAAACGCTCACGAACGACAATGGCACGCATTCGGTGCTGCTGTTCGATCAGGGCGGTAATCATTTGGCGTCGGTGTCGAACTACGACGCCGGCTGGCATTTCATGGCTTAGCTATTCTGCGAAGCCTTCGTTCCGTAGAGCCTGAAGGCATCGGCCAACCCTTCCTCACGGCCGTTCCGAAAGCCGAATCGATACGCTAGGAAAGAAGCTGCGATAAGAAGCAGGAGCCAAAAAAACGAGAGTATGATGTGCAGGATCATGGGCCCATGAGCCATATCGAGGCAGTTGATCTGGAACCTATCCGAACGGAATTGTTAGTCCAAGCCGCGTTGGTGCGGGACTCAGCGCTTTTTGGAGGATTCTAAGCAGAATCAGCTTTCGATGACAGGATACTCAAAGGCCACGCCCTCCGGTTGATTTTCCTCGAGCCAAGCCTCCGCGGCCTCGATGGTCGAGAGGACCTTGAGGTGGTCCTTATCGCCAACCAGCTTATTCGTGTCGGCGTAGATCCAGACTGTTTTCATTCGAAGCTCCGCGACATCGCCGGATGCGTCCTGTTCTTGATCTTGATCCAATGCGGGCACCGGCCGCCGCGATAGGGGCGATCGGACCGCTTCGACACCAGGCCCTCGAATCCGAACTCGCAGGCCTTTCGGAAGAGGTCAGGTCCGATCTCGCCCCGTTCGAAATCCGACAGGAAGATGCCCTCGGGCCGCCGGGCAAGCAACCGTTGCAGGTTAGTCTTACGCATCGAGAGCGGCAGACCCCTCAGGTCGTCGCCATCCAGCGCCAAGATATCGAACGCCAGCATCTCGACCTCGGCATTGTGCTTGCCTGAGTGCAGGGCGTTGAAGTCCGAGTAGCCATCGACGCCGCGGACGAGGGCCTCGCCGTCGATCACGAATTGCTTCTGGCGGTTCTTCAGCGCAGCTTCCACGATCCACGGGAAGCGCTTGGTCCAATCATGGCCGCCTTTAGTGATCAGGCGGACGCGGGCTCCGTCGCGCTCAAGGCGCAGGCGATAGCCGTCGTACTTGATCTCGTGAAACCACTCCGGGCCGGCCGGGACCACCTTTCCAACGGTCGGCAGGCAGAAATCGAATTTAAGCATCCCCGGAAGATAGGTATCTGGTGCCGGTTTTACGAATCCGCGGTGGAGGCCCCGATGTGGGGTTCTACGGGGCCTCGCCTTGCACGGTAGGGGTTTCTCGGCCTGGAGAGAGCCGAGATCTGAAGTCAAACTCTCTTCGGCAATATCGTCAAGAGGAGGGAAAAAGCGGCAATTTGTCTCGCTAAGATTCACACGCGTTATTTCCGGAACCAGCCTCGGTTTGGATAATCTGAATAACAGGGCAGCTAATTTTCATTTCGTATTTTTTCAGCCCTAGAACGACGACCGCTGCATCCTGGCGGACAGCGGTTCGACGATCCAGCTTGGCCTCAGCATGATCCGGATGTTGGGGCCATTTCTGGTTAGGCGAACGCACCAGGGCCGGCCTGCAAATCTCTCCTAAATAGGAACCGAACGGTCGAACGATGGTTTTGGCGTCAAGGTAATCATGGCAACTCGGCATCGGCGCGCGCCTCACTGCGCTGCTGCAACTAATTCGATGACTGACGTCACACATTTGACTCCAGGTGGCTTCTATTGGGTCCTTGTGCGCTCAAGCACGAAACATCCCGAGTGGCAGCCGGCGCGTTGCGCTACTTGCCAAGGCGACGGCGTGAAGTGGGACTTCATCGGCTTCAATAGCGACGTCGGTCATCATTTCGTCGAGGTCGCCGACATCGGCCCAGAACTACCGTCCTAAACGCTCGTGTTAAGATGCCCAGGAATCCTAGCGACAGCCCAGCTATCGATCCGCTGCGCGGATTCCCCATTTCTGTACAACCGCTGCGGCCCTGTCCCTTCTGCGGCGGTTCGGAAGTTTGGATCCACAGCGACATCGATCCAAAATTTGTAGTCTGCAAGGAATGTTCAGCTTTCGGTCCCAATGCGCCAACCGTTAAGCAGGCGGCCGAGCGTTGGAACAAACGAACCACTCCCTAAAGCCGAGAGAACGGCGGAAGCGGTATTACTCGCTGGGGCGTTTCTTTTCCGGAACAAGTAGCAATTTTCGACGTTGCGAATCTCGGTCGGGCTGAGGAGTGGGACGACCATCGGCCTCAGTGCTCTCCGGGGCGCTGGGGCCGGTTTCTCAGAGCTGCAATATGACGGACGAACGCCGCGATTGGACCCTCATCATCGGATTTCTGAGCATCGCGGTCGCGGTGCTGGTGATTGACCTTATCTTCTAAGGGCCACCGACACTGCGAATGCGAGGGCCCTAGGCGAACAGATCGTTTCCAGCCGGCAGCATTCTCACGAACGTCCCGCTCTCGTGGTACTCGAGCCAGCCCTGGCCGATCGCATGCTGTAGCCCGGCCCAATACTCAGCCGGCGTCGCCTTGTCCTGGTAGAGCATCGGATAATTGATCTTCTCGATGTAGATCCGGCCATCCTGCACTGGCTCGAATGCCCGGGCGTGCTCCATGATCCGGCGCGCGGCTTTCTCGGGGGCGGAGTAGGGGCGATCACCCGCGTATTTCATTTCTCACCTTGGGTTGCTTGGGCAGCACGTAGGCGATTCTCCATTCGTTATAGTCGTAGAGCCCGGCCCAGTGATGAACAAGCTTTCCGCACTGCCAGCAATCGAAGGTCCCGGAAATATTGGTATGGGTTGCGCTGCGTTCCTGGCTCGCTGAATAGACGATGCCGCAGCCGATGCAGGTGAAATAAACTGTGACGGGAGGCGCCATAATGCCTCCTAACAATCGAGGCCAGTCAGCGTTCCTCAGATCGGCCAAACTGCCCTTTGGCCGGTCTGTCTCGGCACGTCTCAGCGCGTTCCCATCCTTGCTGGCGCGAAGTGCGGCCGTACATCGGCACCGCGCCTGCCGCAAGCCATGCATGTGAAGTGGGGCTCGAGGTCGGAGAGGCGGACGCGATCCGGCCACTGGTCGACCTTGCTCGGCGGCAGCTCGACCGAATGGCTGCAGCGATGGTCCGAGCAGAAGACAAGGAGGCCGCGGGCGCCGGACTGGCGCATCTCGCCTAGAGTGATCTTGGGCTCAGCCATGTCTACGGCCTACGGAACGGCACCACGTTTCCGTCAGCCGCTCGGATTGCTACCCTAGCCATCTCAAGCGCATCGAACCCGAGCTTAACAAGCGTATCAGCGACGCCTTGGCGATCGAGCTCGCGGACGATCGCCTCGGTCACCTTCATCAGTCGGGCGGTCTCAGCTTCGGTCAGGTGCATGGGCGCGCGCTTTGATGGTGGGGCGGAGGGAGAGGTGCATTCAATCCTTGAATTTTATGTCGGGAAGATTGTGCTTACGCTTGATCACTTCGGCAAAGTTACAAAGCAGCGCATACGCCTCTCGCCAGGCCTTTTTCTCCAAGTCTGCCATGTCACTATATGGCTCGGTCATCGTAACGTGGAACGTTTGCCAACCGTCGTTCCCGTAGCAAAGGCGAAAGTCGAAAAGGGTTCTATGAGGAGCTTCTTTGTCAGCCTCAAACTCGTGATCAACTTCTATCTTTTCAATCTCAACATCAACGTCTAAACGGTTCAGTTCTATTTCGGTCACGAAGCTCTCCTGAAATCCTATGATGATGATAGGGAATGGCCGGGCTAGGCCCGGCCATTGTCGCCAATGTGCAGCTTGCTTAATTCAACTTCTTTGGTGAAGCATCGGAAATCAGCTTCGGCAAATACTCGAGCGCCTCGCTATCGCGACCGTGGAAATATTCGATCGCGCGATGAGGCAGCCACTCCTCGCGGAAGTGCTTGCGGAAATCGGGAAGGAGGCTTTCGGGATACGCTTTGGCCGGAACTCGCCGGCCGTCCTCGTAGACATGGGCGTAGTTTGGCAAAGCGTCGGTGTCGATGCCGTACTTGTCCCGGAGCCACTTGCAGTACATGCGTCCCTGCGAGATGTCCGGCACCATGTGCTCCGGGAGGGTGTATCCCATCATCTCCATCGGGGCGATCAGTAGCTGGGTCATCTCCGTCAAGACCGAGAAATGACCAACAGGTACGTTCTGGTGGTTCGCCACGTACCTGCGCAGGTGGTACGGCACCTCGATCCGAGACGTCGGCGCCGTGCCTGACATCCAGTCGTAAACCCACTGCGAGACCTGCACGGCGAAGGCGGCAGAAACCCATTGCCCCAAGTGGATCGCCACCTGAGGATGAACCCAGGTTCCTTGCAGTCGGAAGTCACCCCCTTGAACTGTTTGCACTAATTCCGTGGTCGGAATTCCGACCGCGCTCGCCAGCGCTGCAAGAAATTCCCGCGTCGTCTTGTTTTCGTTGTAGTGCTTGAATTGGCGACCGGCCGCCTGGCACATGGCGGTGGCATTGATGTAGCCATCCTTAGGGCGCTGGTAGATGATCCCGCCTTGGACGGGGTGTGGGATTAGATCGAAGTGCTGTTGCAT